TACAAATATTAGGTGCAGCTAATGGTCAGTTTGCAAAAATAGATTACCAACCACCCATGGACCTTAGAGATTTTTATATTTTTCCATATGACATGAGACATTGTGTATATCCATTTAATGGAACTAATGAGACTAGACGAACTCTTGCTGCAAACTGTGATGTACAATTTGATCCAATAAAAAATAGAGGGGCTAACTAGTGGATAAACAATATTACATAGATAATCATATTGGTTTATTTAAAAATTTTATGTCAGATAAATTGATAAATGATTATGTAAATTATTTTAATAAATGTGAGCAACAAGGTGCTGTGTATCCAAGGAAAGAAGATGAGATGTTAGTATCTGATAATGCAATAGATACAATAAGAGATACCAACGTTGCAATGACTTATAACAACAAACCTTTTATAGATATGTTTTTTAAAGAGGTGTATCCTTTATATGTCAGTAAATATTCTTATTTAAAAAAATTAGCTACACATAATATATTAGAAGTTAAAATTCAAAAAACTAAAGTAGGTGAAGGTTATCATTTTTGGCATTGTGAAAATGCAGAGATGAAAGCAAGAAATAGAATACTAGCTTTTATGGTTTATCTTAATGATGTAACTGAAGGTGGAGAGACAGAATTTTTATATCAAAAATGTAGATTCAAACCTGAAAAAAATGTGATGTTAGTTTGGCCTGCACAATTTACACACGTTCATAGAGGTAACCCACCTTTGTCAAATGATAAATATATAATAACAGGATGGATAGAATACGGATATTAATATGATAACAGAACCACGATGGAAATCTTATATAGTTGAAACTACACAACCAATTTTTACACCTGAACAATGTCAAGATATAATTAAGGCAGGACGTGCTGAACCTAAACAAGATGCTCAAGTTGGAAACAAAGAAGGGATTAAAGGTGGTGTAATAGATACTAAAACTAGAACTTCACATATTAGCTGGATACCTTTTAAAAAAATGCAACCTATGTATAAAAAAATAGAACAGGTTATGAAGACTACAAATGGTAATCACTTTGGTTTTGATGGAATGCAAATTACAGAAATGGCACAATATACAGAATATCCAGAAGGAGGATTCTATGAATGGCATGTAGATAATGATGTAAACTGTGCACATGAGCCACCGGTAAGAAAAATATCTATGACATGTTTATTATCTCCTGAATCAGAGTTTGAAGGAGGGGACTTAGAATTAATGGCAGAAGGTAAAATTGCAAAACTTAGACAAGGTCACGCTATATTTTTTGCATCATTTATAAGACACAGAGTAAAACCAGTAATACGTGGTAGAAGACAATCACTTGTTATGTGGTTTGGAGGGACACCATTCAAATGATGATTAAAGCTTCATACTTTCCAACTATTATATATGCTAAAGATGTAAATCTAGACAACAGACTTTTTGAAAGAGAAGTTCTTGCTTGGGCTGACAGAGACAAAGGTGTAAAAAGAACTAATATGAAAGGTTGGCATAGTCAAACTAATATGCATGAGATACCAGTATTTAAACCTTTGGTAGATGAATTATTTAAAATGACAAATGAAATATTTCAAGAAGAGTGGTTAGATAGAGAACCATTTATGGGAAATATGTGGGCAAACATAAACCCACCAGGTGCATTAAACAGACCGCATCTACACCCTAATAGTCATTTTAGTGGTGTCTATTATATTAAAGCACCTAAAAATTCTGGACAAATAGTATTTAATGAACCAAGATCTGGAGCACATATGGTTATGCCTTCGAGAAGAGAAGGTGAACCACCATCACATTTGTGGAGAGAAGTTCGTGTAGATCCTCTTGAGGGTAGAATAGTAATGTTTCCATCATGGTTATGGCATTGTGTTGAACCTAACGAAAGTAATGATATAAGAATATCGGTGTCATTTAATTTTATACAGAAAGGATTTAATGTTTAAATACCAAGTCATAAAGAAAGCTTTATCTTACGAATTAGCTAATTTTATATTTAATTATTTCTTACTCAAAAAAGATGCTGTAGAATTTATGTATACACGTAATCTACACTCACAGTCTCCGATCCTTGGAACATGGACCGATCAACAAGTGCCTAATACTTACTCTTGTTATGCTGATTTTGTTATGGAAACTCTATTAATGAAAATGTTACCTGTGATGAAGAAAGAAACAGGATTAGATTTAATACCTACTTACTCTTATTCTAGAGCATATAAAAAAGGAGATATATTAAGACGACACAAAGATAGACCAAGCTGTGAGATATCTACCACATTAAACCTTGGTGGAGATCCTTGGCCTATATTTATCGACGGTACAGGGTCTGACAGCGTCATAGACGAGTATAAACAGATACATAAGCCCAATGCACCCGAAGGCACAAAAGTCGTGCTTGATGTAGGCGATATGTTGGTATATAGTGGTTGCGAACTCGAACATTGGCGAGAGCCATTTGAGGGCAACATTTGTGGCCAAGTATTTCTACATTATAATCATGTAAATGGCCCATTTGCTAGTAAAAACAAATTTGATGGCAGACCAAAACTAGGTCTACCAGCATTTGTAAAATAGTATTATAATGGAGTCATATGTTACAAAAGATAGGGTTTCAACCTGGATTCAATAAACAAATTACAGAAACCACAGCCGAAGGACAATGGGTTGATGGTGATAATGTAAGGTTTAGATATGGCACACCTGAGAAGATAGGTGGCTGGGCACAGTTAGGTGAGAATAAAATGACTGGTGCAGCAAGAGCCTTGCATCACATAGTCAATAGATCTGGTAACAAATACGCAATCATAGGAACTAACAGAATTTTATACGCTTACACAGGTGGAGTATTTTATGACATACATCCTATCAAGACTACAACTACACTAACAAATGCATTTAGTACAACGAATGGTTCAACAACGGTTACTTTAACATTCAGCACGGATCATGGAATTGAAGCTAAAGATATTATTTTATTAGACAACTTTTCAACGATTACAAACTCTGATTACACAGCTAGTGATTTTAATGATAAAAAATTCATGGTCACATCTGTGCCATCTGCAACGACTTTAACTATTACAATGCCGTCAGCTGAGACAGGTTCAGGTGCCACAACATCTGGTGGTATTAGAGTTCAACATTATTATCCAGTTGGTCCTGCAGAACAACTACCAGGATTTGGTTGGGGTCTTGCACAATATGGTGGTACTGTATCGGGTGAAGCAACAACAACTTTAGTAAATAGTATTAATGCAGTTCAAACAACAGGTATTGAATTAACTGATGCATCACAGTTTCCAACATCGGGTACAAACTTTGTACAGATAGGAACAGAAGAAATATCTTATACAGGTATCACATCTAATGTTTTAACAGGAGTTACAAGAGGTGTAAGAAACACTACAGCTGCAACACACAATGCAGGAGATACAGTTATCAATAGTTCTGATTACATTGCATGGGGTGAAGCTGCATCTGGTGACTTAGTTGTTGATCCAGGGCTATGGAGTATTGATAACTTCGGTGATAAAATTATTGCATTAATACATAATGCACAAGTATTTGAATGGGATTCAAATGCAGCAAATGCAGTTACAACAAGAGCAACTATTATATCTGGTGCACCAACAGCATCAAGAGATATGTTAGTATCTACACCTGACAGACACTTAGTGTTCTTTGGAACAGAAACAACGATTGGCGATCCAACTACACAAGATGAAATGTTTATTAGATTTTCAAATCAAGAAGATATTAATACATATACACCTACAGCGATTAATACTGCTGGTCAACAAAGATTGGCTGATGGATCTAAGATTGTAGGAGCAGTTAGAGGTAGGGATGCAATTTATGTTTGGACAGATACGTCTTTATTTACGATGCGTTTCATTGGTCAACCATTTACATTTGGTTTTGCACAAGTTGGTACAAACTGTGGATTAATTGGACAGAACGCAGCATTAGAAGTTGATGGTGCAGCGTATTGGTTTTCTGAAAATGGTTTCTTTAAATACTCTGGTAATCTTGAGACGATGGTTTGTTTGGTAGAAGACTTTGT